TGTAAAGTCTGCCGTTACAGTCACTGGCACGGTTGACAGCGCTGCAATAGACGCGTTGACTGCGCCAATGTCAAGAATGGGTTGCGATTGCAACCCTTCAATCTGCTTTTGCATCTCAGCAATTTGAGACACCAAGGCAGAACAGCAGTCAGTCAATATGTCAGGAAACGGTAAGGTAACAACTGGCGGCAACGTCTGCAATTCTTGGTTGACTGCACGAAGCGCGGCGTCATACGACGCAATCAAGGATATTGAGTCAGGGCTAAGGCCACCATCATCCACCACATCAGTCGCAATGTCATTAAGCGACAGAAAAAACAAGTACCACGCTCGGTCGATCAACCCGGTACGCGGGTCAATCAACGGCACCCTGGGGGGTGTAATGGGCGTAGGCGTTGCGTTAGGGCTAGGCATTGGTCGGGCTAATGATCAACTCTGCACCCATGATGGCCACTTTGACCGGATCAGTCATGGACAGTTCATAGACGCGGTCTCGCAGTTTGACTGTCATGCCCAGCCGCCGCCAAAACGTCCGATGACCATACGCACCAATTCTGCCAAGCGGCGACCAATGCTCATTTGACCAAGTGTGCCCGCCGTCATCTGACCAACGCAGCATAGCTTCGGGCTCGTAGCCTGGTGCGGCAGGGTATGAATTGGTGACAATTTCATAGCCCGTAATGTCAGTATCTGACAATTCGTACTGCCCAATCGGTTCAAAACCGTCCCCTGCTTCGGTGGTCAATATAACGCCTGATTGAGTGGCCAAATAGGTTTGCACATATTGAGCCACAAGATTTAACCCTGATTCAGTATCTATGTTTTCGCTGGCGTATGCAGGGTATAGGTTTAACCCTACGCCTGTTTCGCAATCCAATTGCAAGCTGTGATGGGCCGTGCGCTTTAAGTTGTTCTGACCCGTGGGCAGCGCCCGCCAGGTACGCAGCCATTTCTGAATCTGGCCGTTGTCGGCATACACGTCAAGGTCAAAAGCGTAGATGTTGCCGTTTTCATAGTCGCCAACAACAATTTTGTTGTTAAACGCCATCTGGCAGTTGCTACGGTGCCGGGTAAACGCGCCGTCAACAAAGCCGGCTCGCTCATGCCAGGCTTGGGTGGCGGCGTCGTACACCCAAGTGGTGTTGGCCGAAGGGAAGATCAGCACGTAAAAGCTGTGACCATCCTGTTGATAAGTGTACGCAATGGCGTCCGACATATCGCTGTATTGCTGGATTTGCCATTCAACCGCATGAGTTGAGATGCGCTGGCCTTGGTAACCGTTGGCCCGGTAGACGATGCCTTGGCCTCGGCGATCCCGGCCCAGCCAGAACAAACCGTTGTCCATCTTGGCAATGGAGTAGGGGGCCGCGCAGCCAAGCTCGTTGAACGCGCCTTGGATGCGTTGCAAGGGGAAGTCTGTGGCGCCTGAGTCGTACCAGACCTCGACGGAGTTTGTGCCAAAGGCCCAGACCTCGCGGAAGTTGGACACTACGGCTACCAAACCGTCAGGCGACCCTTCAGTGCTGGCAAACTCAAGCGGGTCAATGGACGTGCCGTCCAAAAGCGTTGTAACCCACATCCTTTGGCTATTGGGCTCATTGAACACAAAGTAACCGTCCAAATAGCAGACCGTCACCGCGCCGGGAAAATCCGGGTCAGTAATTTGGCCAAAGGCGTTGGTGGTGTTGTTGTAGATGTAGCTGGGGCCGTTGGCCGCAATGAACAGTTGCGTGCCGTTATCGGCCATGCTGACCGGCCCAGTGCCGGCCACGGTGCCGATTAGCGTGGCCGCGTAGGCGTTGTTAATCTTGTAGAGCTGAGTGCCCGACACCACAAAGCCGACGCCATCGTTAGGCGAAAACGCCCATAGACCACGAACCGGGCCAATCCCCATCGTTGACAAAAGCACCATGCCTGGGCAGCGTTGCAAGAAAGCAGGCTCTTTGCCACCTTCAGGGATGACTTCCGGAAACAAGTTGACCATGCGGGCATCCGCAGCGTTGACGCTGCGGGCCACATAGGTCGAGCCAAGGATAGGCGTTTTCATTACGCTACTACAGCACCACGGAATCCAACAACCCACCAGTCAGTGCCAGCAAACTGAAGGGTTACCGAATCCCCAACCGCATTAAAAGTAATTGTGGTTGCGCTGCCAAGGTTAGTTGGAGTCAAAACACCAGTATCACCGCCAGCAGCTTCTGCAACATAAATGATTGTCTTGAGTTGGCCTTGTGCGCCGTCTGCAAGCGTCAGCGCGTTGCCAGTAGCAGTTGAGGTAAAAGCAGTGGCAAGACTTGTAATATTTACCGCGCCAGGGCCACTTAAAGCCTGCACTGCACCTGACGCGCCAGTGCCACCATTTGCTACTGGCAACGCACCGGTTACCCCCGTTGTTAGCGGCAATCCCGTACATGAAGTAAGAGTTCCAGATGTCGGCGTACCAAGAATTGGAGTTACCAATGTTGGTGTATTGGCAAATACATTTGCCCCCGTACCTGTTTCATCAGTTAGGGCGGCCAACAAATTTGCACTTGATGGGGTTGTCAAAAATGTTGCTACACCTGTACCTAAATTAGATACGCCCGTTGCAATTGGCAAGCCCGTGCAGTTGGCCAAAACGCCACTGGCGGGCGTACCAAGCGCAGGCGCAACCAAAGTTGAATTGGTAAACAGCAGCGCGTTGGTGACTTGTTTAGTTGTGCCTGACTGCACAATTGGCAAGACATCAGCAACGGCGGCAGCAGTTGCAACGGGGAGGGAAGTGATTGCAATGGTGGCCATGTTAGTAGTTTCCTGCGTAAATGTTAAAGCGTTGACGGGTGGCGATCAGCGAATACGGCATTGACATGATGTCATCAGGGTTGTTGATGCGTTTCAGATTGCGCTTGCTGGTCATGGCGATGCGCTGCACCTGGGGGCTGGGCTCAACGCCAAACTCAGGCGCAAACTCCATGGCCAAGTTGTACACAAAAGCCCGTAGATACCCAGGCGGGAACAAAATGTCGGTTGCCAAGTTGGCAGGCTGACTGAGCTCTTGCACGCTGACAAAGTGAAACTCTAGCAGACGTGTGGGGCGCGGGTAGATGTTGATCGTGACATCTGGGTAGGTCATGTTGACGAACATGACCTGGGGAAAGGTTGACGTCACGGTCTTGACCGCAATGCCGTTGTACTGCTGCTGATTGATCAACTTAATGCCATATGACACTCCGGTGCCGGGGTCTTTGAAATAGGTGGCGTCGTCCACCAAAACAGGCCGCACGGCAGTGCCGTTTAAGCGCACCAAGGAGCCGGTGGGGCCAAGGGTTTCTTCAATGGAGCCAACCGGCCAATTGACAATTTGGTCGATGGTACAAAAAACAGACAGACGCTCGGTGTTCCAAGAGTCGATCATCTGGTTCAGCGCCATCAAGGCGTCTTCGGACACCGATGCAGAAGGGGTTTCACCTTCGGCCAGCACACCCAGCAGCCGCAGCGCCCGGTTGATCTGATCGGCAGCAGAGTAGGTGGCCATCTTTACGCTCCTAGTTCGACCGCCTCAACAGCCGGGCGGCCACGTCTACGTTTTACTTCCTGTGGAGCCGCCTCTTCAACAACATCAGGCGTGTCAAGAGTATATCGTGTCCAGCCATTTCTTTCATCGTTCTCGGCTTCAAGTTCCATTGACGCAATCTTTGCGCCGTGGACGGGGTGAGACATGTAAATGATAGGCATTATTCTTCCGTGGGTGTTGGTTCTGGCTCATCCAATCTACGAGCAAGCATTTGATAGGCGTTCAAAACCGCTTGAGCTTGAGTTAGAAAGGTTTGCGCCTTTCCAATCTCTTGCTCAAGCGATTGAATTTCCCCAATGAGAAACTCTTTGGTGATTACCATCAGGCAATCGTGCTGACCATGATGTAGTAGGTCGTACCGCCGCTGACCACCGGAATGGTGTGCGTGGCGGCTGGCGTACCGACTTTAGCGCGGAACACACCAGTTGCACTGACCGCAGGCATCAGCGCAAAGTTGCCCACTTCGCCCGTGCCTGAGTTGGTCACGCGCAGGAAGGACGCATTGCTCCAAGTGCCGCCAGAAGCAAAGTCAGAGTCCAGTTGCAAGGCCGCCAAAGTGCCGCCGGGATTGGTAGACGAGCCACCAATGGTTGCACGAATGGCGTTAGCCGCGCCGCTGATGGTGCCGCCAGTGTTGACCGAAGTGCTGATATGCGCGCCGTTGATGGTGCCGGCAGTGGCAGCGTTCGCGCCAGTTACGCGGGTCAAGAAACGAGCAGTTTCACCAGAGCCAGTCGAAGTAAAGGTCAGCCGGTTAAAGTTAAGACGAGTGTCGCCCGACGTTGCCGAAGTGGTGGCATACGCGCCGTTAAGGACACCAGCAGAAGTGATTGCAATCGGATCGTTAGCTGCGCCAACTTGGAACGAATCCAGTTGGGGATCGGCGTATGCAACGCCAATGGGTTTGTTATTTGCCATGATTAAATTCCTTTATCAGTTCCAAAAGGGAAAAATGGGGGCAAACGCCCCCATTAGGTTTAGGCCATCTTGTACACAGTGTACGCAGCGTCGCCGGTTTTAAGGAACCGGAACATTGCGCTA